CCTCAGGGCTGCGGCGTGGTGGGGTATGCGTGAACTACTCGACCCGGATTTGGGTGACAACATTGCGCTGCCGGACGACGCCGAGTTGTTGGGCGACTTGACAGCGCCACGCTGGCGTGAAGCGACTGGCGGGCGGATACTTATCGAATCGAAAGACGACATTAGGAAACGGTTGGGGAGGTCTACGGATGTGGGTGACGCTGTCGTGATGGGCATGTGGCAGGTAGACACTGTGACAGATATCGGCTCGGATTGGGTCGGCAACATCGACGTATGACGTGCTAGGATGCTCACATAGGAGGAACGAATATGCTGCTTGTTGACCCGTATTGGGCAAACCCGCAACTCTCGAAAATCACACCGTACAGCTTCACCGCGGAGTTATGTCGGGATCTGCGAGATATTGGGCCGCCAGGGCAGAGGCATCTTGTACCGAGTCTACAGTGGTTTGAAGGCACCTTCTCAGATCCATCCACATTACCGATGGGTTCAGTGTGGTGGCTGATCGTTGACGCTGAAGCGGTAGGCAAACTGATCGTTGTAGATGCGCATATTTCGATGGATGCGTTTCCTACCTATTCGTGGATGAGTAATGGGGCTTGGTGTGACGATGTACAGGCAGTGTTGACACAGGTAAGTTCTAAACACTGACACATCTAGTTAGCGTGTTACCCTGTCGGTGTGACTGACAACGTGCGCGCCCTCACACCGACACCCGACATGCTCCATATCGAGATGGGTGTCTCAGCGCCCCAACGCATCGCCAGTACACTGTATGACGATTTCCTACCCGAACTGCGAGGCCAACAAGCACTACGCACGTGGCGGGAAATGTCAACAAACGACGCCACCGTCGCCGCCTACCTGTTCGCCATCTCGATGCTTGTCCGTGAAGTGGATTGGAGTGTCCAACCTGGCGACGAATCCACCCAAGCGAAAACAGCGGCCGACTTCCTCACCGAACAGGTAGACGCGTTGGCGCATCCGCTGTCGGACACGGTCGGTGAAGCATTCACGTCGTTGGAGTACGGGTTTGCGTTTCACGAAATCGTGTACAAGTTGGATGCAGGTCGGATTGGTTGGGAACGGTTCGCATACCGGCCACAAGACACACTCATCCGGTGGCAGTTGGATGAACAGCTCAGGCCGACAGCGTTCGTTCAAGGCACACCACGCGGCGGCACCATCGCCATCCCCACCGACACGAAAGGTATTCTGTTTCGTATGGACACCACCACCCCATCCGGCACACCCATCCTCCGCGGTGCATACCGGTCGTGGATGTTGAAGAAGAGGGCTGAAGAGTATTTGATGATCGGCATGTCACGCATGTTGAACGGCCTACCAATGGCACGCATCCCCGCCCACATTCTCGCGGCTGGGCCCGGCAACCCGATCTATGACGCATTCAAACGCACCGTCACCCGTGTCAAGCGTGATGAGCAGATGGGTATCTTGTTGCCGTCCGACACTGATCCGAACGGTGTTCCGATGTACACGTTCGAACTGCTATCACCGACCGGTAACCCACAGTTCGACCAAATCGTGTCCGTCATCAGAATGTTTGCCTCCGATATGACTGCAACTGTCCTGGCACAGTTCATGAATTTGGGCCGCGACGCTGTCGGATCTAGAGCACTCGCTGAGCCGCAGCAGGAACTGTTCCAAACCGCCCTGGGTGCACAGATGGACATGCTCGAAAACGTCTTCAACCGTCAAGCCGTCCGACCACTGTTCGATTTGAACCCGTCACTGTCGGGGCCGAGGCCGAAGATTGTGCACAGCGATGTGAAAGACGTCGACATGACCGGCCTAGCGGAGCTCATGTTGAAGACGTCTCAAGCCGGTGCCGTCTGGTTCACCGGTGAAGAAGACGATCCGGCGTTGGCACAGTTGAAAGACATGGCAGGCTTCGACGCCGACACCAAGATCGAATAATGCTCGTCGTCAAGACGGCCGACCCGGACTGGCAGCTCATACACGCGGCCGCGGACAAGCTGGCACCGAAACTTCGCACCGCATTCCGGGAAGCGTTCGACACACTCGCGGCACTCCTACCCCTCAACGACCTGACCGACCTGCTCGAAGCTGAAGCGTTCAATGAACTGTCCGCACTCATAGCCGACCTCAGGTTGCCCGATATGGCACCGTTGGTGAACCTGCTCGCTAGCGCGCAAGTCACGACTGCGACAGCTATCGGCATCCGTTTCGACGTGCCGTCGCCAGCCATCTACACACTCAACAATCCGGACATTCTCCGATGGACCACCAGACGAGTCTCCGATCTGATAGTCGGCGTCACCCAAGAAACAAAGAACGCTGTCACCAGCATTGTGCGTCAAGGCTTCATTGACGGTATCCCGGTACGTGTCCAAGCCAGACAGATCAGGCGCGTGGTTGGGTTGACGAACCGTGACGCCGGTGCTGTGCAACGGTTCCTCACCGGACAACTCGAAGCCGGCATCAAACAAGCCAGAGCCGAGACGATGGCGCAACGAATGACAGACCGTCTCAAACTGCGACGTGCCGACGTGATAGCACGCACCGAATCTATACGTGCATCCAACCAGGGACAGCTACAAGCCTGGCGTGACCTGATGGACGCAGGCGGACTCGACCCGACCGTCACACGTCGTGTCTGGGTCGCGACAATCGACGACCGCACATGTTTCCCTGCCGGTACGCGTATATCAACGCCGGACGGTGACAGGCCAATAGAAGCACTGGAACCGGGCGACATAGTTGACACGCCGCAAGGTCCGATGCCTATAGCAGCGACCGTTGGAACCTGGTGCAAGGATGAATGGGTTGCAATTGTCGACTCCACCGGTCAGTTGACGATCTCGACAGCGGATCACGAATGGTGGTCAGATGGTTGGGTCGAGGCGCAGACACTCAAGATCGGTGACTGTCTGCAATCTGTCGAGAACAAGCCGATCTATATCGTCGGTGTTGCCAAGTTCAGTCTCGGAGATGCGGACAACATGCCAGCCGTCTGCACGCAACTCGGCATCCCTCGCAGCGTCCTTGACAGGATCATGCCAGTAGTCGCCATCGACCTCAAGGACGATACGGTTACCAACCACGAAATCGAATGTTCGTGCCCCATATTGATGTTCCTGGATGAACCTGATGCCTTGCCGCTGCAAGGATTCTCTGACTGTAGTTTCGATGCCTGTCTCACCGCGGAAACATCTGTAGCACCGCGCCGAACAGAAACGTCGATGTCCAGCAGCGGACGGCTTGACCCTGAACTTGTCACCACAATAGCGACAATCGACAAAGACGGGCGGTCGGCGGCATATCTCAGAGCAATGCCAGATGTCACGTTTCGACGCCCAGAACGATGTGCCGCACGACCTGCAATTCCGATACAGGGTGTGAGCATGTCGGCATGCCAACGAACATACACGGTATCGGACATTCATCGACTGAGGAACGGTGAATGTCTTGTTGCATACAGGGCAGATCTTCTCAATCAACACATCCGATTTGTCGGCGAGGTAACACTGTCGGCTACAGAACCGCCGGTATCGCAAATCGTTTCCTTTGCCAGGACGGAAAGCAACACCGCAATGTTCACAGGTGAAGCTGTCGGGATAGATCCGGGTTGCGAGATGGTAACAAACCGTCGTGCAGAAATGGCACTTGCCGCGGGGACGAACCTTAGCGACATATTCGACGCTGCAATAGTCGCAGACATAGCGGAGGCGTTTACCGCGTTCTACACCAGTCATATCAACGGTGGCCATCCAGTGTATGATATCACAGTCCAAGGACCGGCATGTTTCTACGCAAATGGCGTCCTTGTCCACAACTGCGGCATCTGTGCGGCACTTGATGGGCAGACTGTCGGATTCCTGGAACCGTTCCGCTCCACCGAACAGTACGTCGATTTCACCGATTTAGGTACAGGGTTTGTGGCAGAATCGACGAAGCCGTTGCCGGAACCTATCGTCGAACAGACACCCCCCGCACACCCGCTATGTTTACCTGGGGATGCTCTCATATCGACCGCTGGCCGCGTCACGGGTGCCACGAAACGGATATTTGACGGGGATATGGTCACTGTCCGCATCGGCAACGGTAACAGCTTCCGCGCTACCCCGAACCATCCGATACTCACGGACAGCGGATGGGTAGCCTGCGGCGATCTTGTACCAGGCTGCAATGTAGTCAGCGGCGGCAATGTCGATAGGCGACCATCGGTGAATGTGGATGACAGCTACATGCCATCCACTATTGAAGAAGTAGCGAACACGTTCCTGCATACGGTCAGCGTGTCTGCCGGTCCAGTGCCAGTTACCGCCAAAGATTTCCACGGCGATGGGGAAGGCTCCGATGTCGCAATTGTAGGGACCGACCTGTTGTTGCGCGACGACCGGTATACCCATGTCACTGAGCCAACCAGCCATGGTCCGTTCGTTGACAGTGGTATGTGCGGCAGCGTTCGTCTCGACAGTGGCCGCAATTTTCATGCGGTGCTCAACCGTCTGGATGCTGCCGCGGGCAGCGTCATGGGCGGCGGTGACCTGGTTGGTACGCTGTGCCGTGTCCATGCGCGACCACTTCAACGTTTCAGCTTCGGACTGGCTACGGACAGCAACGGCACGTTCGGTGAGTCTGAGTCTGATAGCGCTGCGGGAAACGCCGAGACTGTTCGCGAGTCCGTTCTCAGACTCACCGGCAAGATATCGACTGACAAGGTCGTCGCAGTCGATCGTGACCCGTTTCATGGCTACGTCTACAATCTTGAGACAACGACAGGATACTACCAGACGAACGGTGTCGTTGTACACAACTGTCGCTGTTCCACTGCACTCGTCTTCGACGAATAAGAGTATCTGTCATCGTTGTTGTTGGAGGAAGGTGGAGGAATCGAACCCCTACCCGTCAAGGTACCCGAGGGTTCGAGCCTCGTTGCCAACCATTTAGCGGCACCTTCCGTTGCGGGGGCCGGAATCGAACCGACATTTGCGGCTTATGAGACCGCCGGGCAACCAATGCCCCACCCCGCTTAGAGGCCACCCGGAGTCGCATGAGACCTTCGCGGTCACTCCGGGTGGCACTATCTCCGCTCCGCTACATGCTACCCTACCATCAGCCCCGATAGGAGGACATCCTTGGCTAAGGAACGAACACCAGCCGACGACTACCGCGATGCCCACCGCGCCTACATAGAGGCTGAACAACGTCACGTCTACCTGAATGAAAAAGCGCAGACAGCGAGCAATGAAGCGCAACTATTCCACCGGCGGTTAATAGACGCACAACAACAGTTACATGACTGGATAATCGGTGGTGATTGACACACTCGCCGTCATACCAGCACGTGGCGGCAGCACCGAACTCAAACGCAAGAACCTGTTGCCGATAGACGGCACACCCATGTTCCTCCACTCCGCACACGCAGCTAGGGACGCAGGCTGCCAAGTCGTCATATCCACCGACGATGCCGAGATTCGTTCCACCGCGATCGTGGCAGGATTCACGGTGCATGACCGCGGCCCAGAGTTGGCTGATGTTGTCGTCGATGAGGTTGTCAAGGCTGCAACGGAGGGTTGGGACGGGCCGATACTGTTGGTGCAACCCACCGTGCAACCAATCACCGCCGAGATCCTCACCGACTTCATACGAAACACCTCTGAGGTGGGTTGTCTCACTGCTGACAACACGCATCAGCTATGGAGCAACGGAGGCTGGATAACACCTCGCGTCAACAGACAAGACCGCCCTCTGAGCTCGCTGGTAGCACAGGAGCTCGGTATCAGATATTGGGCAACCGTTGCCGATATTGGCAAAGCTCCAACGCCGGTGCCTATGCCGTTCTCAGTCAACGATCTGGTCGACATCGACACTGCCAGCGACTACCGCTCGATCACGATTCCGAGATGTGTCGCGTTGTGGCCGATCGCTGACCAGACACACGGTATGGGTCATCTACGTCGCTGTCTCGCCATCGCCGAACAGCTACAACACCACCACATCGAGTTTGTGATAGACGACGTCGACGACGACATGTTGGAGATACTCGTCGAACGCGGCTGGCCATTCGAAACGTTTGCCGGTATCACAGACGACCATACCCCAGACTTGTGGATTCTGGACAGGCTCGATAACACGGACATGCCGCAGCTCGACGGCAAGGTTGTGACATTCGAAGACGAATCGGACTATCCGGACGATGTGAAAATTGATGCCCTATATGAGGATGGTGTCGACTGGTGTGTCCTGAGGCCAGAATTCACAGCCGGCAGCTACCACGTCACCGACCAGACACATTCGTTGAAACTGTTAGTCATGTTTGGCGGCACCGACCCCAGCCGGTTAGGTGCACGAATCTCGGAACTGTTTCCACACCACCAGCTTGAATGGATACAAGCTGGCGATGACAAGCCGGTAGCCGAACTGATGCACCAAGCCGACATTCTGATCACGTCGGCGGGTAGGACAGTGTTCGAAGCCGCCGCGGTCGGCATCCCTACCATCGTCCTGGCACAGAACCTGCGGGAGACGACGCATACGCATCTCGGGTATCGGCACGGCAACATCTATCTCGGGCTCGGCAAGCTTGTCACAGACCGTCAGATCCAAACCACCGTCGCGACACTCGAAGCCGACACCGGGTTGCGGCATGATTTGTCTGTACTCGGCAGACCAGACGGGTTAGGCTTACAGCGTATAGTTCATCGTATCGAGGCGCTACTGGGAGGTCTCTGATGAATCGGACAGAACAACTGTATGCCGTACTCGAATCACGCTACGAGGCACACATCGAACATGTCGACGACACGTTCGTCGCGACTGTTTGGTTGGTGACGAAGACGGACCGTAGCAGGTTGGCGACGTTCATCGACGTCGATGAACGGTCTGCTAGGGACGCAGCGTACATGTTTCTGATGGAGCGGCCACGGTGAGGCGTCTGGTTGCTGAGATAGGTTCAGCCAACGGCGACCTCCAATACGCACTCGACTGTGTGGATGCGTTCGCAGACGCTGGCGTGTCGATGATCAAGGGCCAGTTGTATACGGCTGACACGTTGACGTCGAAGACTGCGAAACCGTATGGGAAAGGCATCGTCGAGCCTGCCACCCAGCATGAAGCATTCTCCAAGACGCTAGACATCGCTGATTGGGCTGTGGTGCAAGACCGATGTGATCATCGTGGCATCAAGTTCTTCGCATCAGTGTTCAATGTGCAAGCTGTCGACACCGGTGTCGAGCAGCGTTGGTCTGCGTTCAAAATTGCATCGGGTGACATCACATACCGTATGCTGATTGAACAGGTAGCTGAGGCGTGTGAAGCGTCTGGTGCGTCGATGATTCTGTCCACAGGCGGTTCTACCCTGTCCGAGATTGAACGGGCCTACAACTGGATTCGTGATATCACTAAGAATGTCTATGTGATACTGCTCGTCTGCACCCTGTCATACCCAACCAAGATCGAGGACGCACACGTCGACCGCATCACCACATTCCAGAACCTCGGTTACAATGTTGGCTATTCGGACCACACACGTGGCATCGCGGCAGCCGACTACGCATACCGGCTCGGTGCCACGATGGTTGAGAAACATGTCACGTTGACACCTGGCGCTGGTGGGGATCACGACTTTGCCATCACCCCTGCCGATGTGAAACAGTTGATGGCTGGTGAAGTGACTGGAGAATGGGACTGTGTAGCTGCTGGCGATTCGGAGATCCGGATACACACCTGCGAGCTCGACGCTCGTATCGGTGCACGTAGGTCGCTGCACGCTGCTGTCGACATTGTTGAAGGTGACACAATCAGGCCGTGGCATATCAGGACTGTGCGGCCAGGCGGCGGTATTGAACCGTACCAACTCGAACAGGTTGATGGCAGTCGGACAACATGCCATGTCGCGGCGGGTACGATGCTTGACTGGTCGATGCTCACCTGACGTTACTTGATGTGATAGCTACACGTTTGTGATTCGTCGTGTTACGCTACCCGGTAGATGGATACGGTCAGATTCACCTGCCACATAGAAAAGTCGGAACCAGCCTTGAGGCGGTTTTGGGGACGTGGCTATGTCGTGTCGAAAGACGGCACCGCTATTGTTGACCATTCCGGTGATGTGATTGATACACCCGAAGCGATGACTGCACTCGAATCGGCATTCTACGACTTCGTACGTGAAATCCGGTCAGGCGATTTGGAACACACCGACTTTGACGCTGCCACGATGATTGAGGGTGTCATTGTGACGCCGGAGAAGCGTGCCGCTGGTCTGTTCCCTGACGAGATGCCTGATGGGATACTTGTCGGTTTCCAAGCCAACGATTCTGATGCTGGTGATGCTTTGTGGGAAGGCGTGTCGTCTGGCAGGTTGACGGCGTTGTCGATTGTTGGTGAAGGTGAGAAGGTGAAACTGTGACAGCTTTGAACCGTCTCTTCGTCCGTAAACTCACGTCGATTGGTGTTGTCGAGGAGGGTGACGATCCTGAAGCTAAAATTATGCTGTTCAAACGTCGCACCGAGAAACGTGTCGTTCCTGCGTCGGAGCGTGACATGTTGGCCGGTCGCGGCATGGCTCTGCCGGACGGTTCGTTCCCTATCAAAACTGTCACTGACTTGAAGAACGCTGTGAAACTGTTTTTCAGGGCGAAAGACAAGACGGCGGCGAAACGTCACATCAAACGGCAAGCTGCACGCTTGGAGCGTGAAGACCTGCTACCAGATTCTTGGACGAAAAGCGCGGACAGTGCCCCAATCAAAGGAAACGCTATGGACTTCGAAACGTTGGGTCTCGACGACGAAACCCGCGAAGTCATCGAGACAGCATTCGATGTGCTCCGTGCCAAAATCACGGAGTTGGAGGATGTTGAACCGGTCGACGTGTTGAAAGACGCACCGGACGAGGTGAAGAAACAGTTCGCAGACCAGCAGGCACAGATCGAGAAGCAGGCTGTCGAGTTGGCTGCCGAGAAGGACGCCCGCCTGACAGCAGAGTTCACGAAGACAGCCGAAACGTACACCGGTGTGTTGGGTGACGCCGCGGAGGCTGGTCCGAAGTTGAAGACGTTGGCAACCACTGACGCCTATGACTGGCTGGTTGAGAAGCTGAACGCTGTCGCCGCGATCGTCGCCACGTCGGATCTGTTCAAAGAGTTGGGTGTCTCAGATGAGGCAGATCCGAAGGAACAGATCACAGTGTTGGCGAAGGAGAAGCAGAAAGACAATCCGGACTTGACGATCGAACAGGCCAAAGTGTTGGTTCGGACGGAACGTCCCGATTTGAAGACTGCTGAAAGGAGCATCTGATGGCGTACACAGAGAACGCACAGGTCGTTTCCCAGGTCGCAGCTACCACGTTCGCAGCGGCAGACGTGTACAAGTTTGTGGACATGGTCGGCGGCAACGTCATCCTGCCCGCGACGACAGGTAACGTCCTGCCGTACGGTGTCCTGTACTCCGCCACCGCAACCACGTCGACGGGTGCCGAAGCTGTCGACGTCGCTATCGGCGGCATCGTGAAAGTCCGGCTGGCTGCGTCGACGTTGTCGGCTGGCGACTACATCGGGTCGTCCACCGCAGGGTTCGGTATCGCACCAACCACCGACGCCTACGTCGCTGCGCAGATCGTGTCAGGTTCGTCCGGCAACATTCGTGTCGTGTCGGCGAAGCTGCTCACCGGTCCGCTCGGAGGCATCTAACAACTGAGTCTGCGCGGACAGCGCCCAAACATATCTAAGGGAGGCTTAAATGCCTGAACCAGGTTTGGGTGACGTCCACGTAGACACCGCCCTCACAGACGTATCAATCGGCTACTTCCAGTCGCTTGGCGACACAAGGCGCATCGCAACATCGGTGTTCCCGATCGTCCCATCGAGCAAGCAGTCGAACAAGTACCACGTGTACACCAAATCGGAGCTGCTCCGTACGGTGGCGCAGAAGCGTGCACCAAACAGCGAAGCGGCAGTACGGACGTATAAGCTGTCTCAGGGAAACTTTTTCTGCAACGTCGTGTCGGTAGCAGTCGACGTGTCCGAACAGGTGCGTGCAAACGCCGACCCTGTCCTAGACCCGGAAGACGACGCCGCGCGTTTGACGGTGGACGATGTGACGTTGAAGATGGAGAAAGACTTCGCCACGAACGTCCTATCAACAGGCGTGTGGGGAACCGAGCTCGCATCGACCGCGTCGTTCTCTTCGACTGGTCTGTTTCCGAAGATCGCGACGGCGCACAAGACGGTGTTGCAAAACACTGGTTTGCGTGCCAATACGTTGCTGTTGACTGCGGACGGCTGGTACGACGGTTTGATGAACAACGCCGACATCATCGCACGTATGCCAACCGATCAGCCACAGTTCGTGACTGAGGAGTTCATTGCGAAGACGTTCATGGTCGACAAAGTGTTCATCATGGACTCTGTCGAAACGACCAGTCCGGAGGGTTCGACTGCCGACACGTACGCGTTCGCAAAGACGAACAAGGCTGCGTTGCTGCACGTCGCTAGGAACCCCGGGCCACGTACACCGTCCGCGGGGTATACGTTCACATGGACCGGTCTCGTCGGTGCAGGACGTGAAGGCATCCGTACCAAGCGGATGGACATGCCATGGAAAGACGCCTTGCCACGTGTCGAGACTGACGCCGCGTACGATTTCAAAGTCACCGGCACCGACCTCGGCTACCTGTTCACGGCACCTGTCTGATGAAATATCGGGTGGTCGCACCGGGACGTACACGGCTAGTCGCAGGCACTATCATCGACGGCGGTCTGATAGACAACGCCGATTCGCTGTGCCGGCTCGGTGTCATCAAACCCCACATCGTAGCAAAGAAAGCAGTGAAGAAGGCTGCGAAGAAGGGATAGTTGCATGAGTGAGGACATCACCGTGACGAGTGAGGACATCACTCCCCCGTTCATCAAAACAGCATCGAGGGTGTGTATTGTCGGGTTCGCCGACGGGCATAGGGCTGATGCACCGTTCGACGAACCGGACATGGAGTTTTGGGGTCTGAACAGGCTGCATACTGTCCTGCCGGACAAGACGTGGCATCGCTGGTTCGAACTCCACGACCTCGAAAAGTTTTACGGCCAGGACCAGGAGCATCAGACGTTCCTGAAAGCCGCACAGTTCCCGATCTATGTCCGGCCGCAAGACATGCAGATCGCCGAGCAGTGGGGTATCGACGCTGTCCCATATCCACGGGACCAGATCGTCGCCACGTTCCAACCCTACTTCACAAACACTGTGTCTTGGTTGTTGGCGATGGCGATCATGATGGAGTTCGAAGAGATCCACCTGTATGGTGTCGACATGGCGATGGACAACGTGTTGCAGGCCGAATACGCCGAGCAGCGCCCGTCATGTGAGTGGCTGATCGGCCTGGCGCAAGGCCGCGGCATCAAAGTTGTGTTGCCGCCAGGCTCCGACTTGATGAAAGCGTCACATCTGTACGGTTTTGATGATGACGAATACCGGGCGAAAATGTCTGCCCGTGTCGTCGAGTTGGCGAACCGGAAGGAACAGATCCGTGGCGAAATGCATCAACATAAGGCCCGTGCCGACATGCTCCAAGCCCGCATCTCAGAATTGGACGGGTCGATGCAGGAATGCCACTACCAGTTACGTAACCTGATCACACAATCGGTGGGTGAATGATGCCGTACACGAACGACCCAGCCAACGTCACAACGGACGCTATACGTGCCCTGATACGTGACACGTCGACGTCGACGGCTGTGAACCTGTTGACAGACAACGAAGTGGCGTGGCTCGAAGCTGACTATCCGAACGTGTACTACGCCGCCGCGGCGGGTGCGGACATGATCGCTAGCGGTAAGGGTGACGCTGTGTTCCAGAAGAAGGTTGGCGATTTGGCCCTGTCGATGGGTGCGCCGAAAGCTGGGATAGCGGAACAGTACCGCATGTTGGCTGCACGTCTCCGAATGACCGCAGCGTCGAGGGGTGTGAAACCGTACACAGGCGGCATCAGTGTGTCGGATAAGGATACGCAGCGTGCCGACACCGACTGGGATCAGCCTGCGGCAGCCATCGGCATGAACGATTATGCCAACAGTTCTACTGGTGGGGTGATGCACTTCTAATGGCCTGGTCAACCGAGTTCGAAGAACTCATGCCGACGAACGTGACCGTGTCGGCGCTGTCCGGTCTGTCGACGGACGGGTACGGCACCGCCACGTTCACCACCGGCACATCGTACAAAGCACGAGTGTTGGGGAAGCAGCATTTGGTACGTTCGTTCGCTGGTGTCGAAGAGACTGCGAAGACGAAAGTGTGGATCTCGTCGACATCAACCTTTGCACCCAGCGTTCAGGTGACGTTGCCGGACGGCACCACACCTGAACTGTTAGCGTTGGAGGCTGTCCCTGATCAGGACGGTGTCCACCACACTATGGCGTCGTTCGCATGACGGCACCGATCAGGATCGACAACATTGACAAGCTACAGCAACAGTTGCGACGTATGCCTGTCAAGACGTTGGCTGCGGTCAGGGTAGCTGTGAATGAGGAAGCAGAATCGATCCGTGGGAAGTCGTTGAACCTGGTGCCTGTCGGCGACACGGTAGCGTTGAAAAACTCGATCACCGTCACACCGGCAGTGGTGAAAGGCAGAACCGTCGTCGGGTTCGTAGGGGCTGGCGGTGCAGCCATCGACTATGCCGAAGCTGTGCATGAGACACCATCGAAACATGACCCGCCGTCGTGGGTAGGTAAAACTGTCAAGTTCCGTATCGGCGGGCCCAAGTTTATTGAGAAGCCAGCCAACGAAGCTAAGAAAGGCTTCGAACGGCGTATTTGGCGTCGAGTAGAACGGCAACTCAGATGACACTCCTGGATGCTGTCGCCACATATCTCGTCGCAAACACCACCCTGACGGTCGGTGGTACTACAGGCACGTTGGCGAAGGCACAGATGTTGGACACGCAGCCGGACACGGTCGCTGTCCTGTATGAGACTGGCGGTGCAGCATCCGAATACGCATTCTCCACATCCACCGGGCAAGCACAAGTCATATATGAACGACCCAACTTGCAACTCCTATCAAGATCCGCCACCTACCAGACAGCACGGACTGTCGCTGAGACCGTGTATACCACTTTGGACGGTCTGGGCGATATGACAATGTCCGGGACACGATATTTGGATGTCGACGCGGTGCAGGCACCGTTCTCGATCGGGCGTGACAAACAGGAACGCGAGCTCGTGTCGGTCAACTTTCGGATACGGAAAGAGGTCGGCTGATGGACCGTGTCGCATCCAACGACCAGGCCGAAGCTGCGTGTAGGACGATGGCTGAGATGTGTGCCATGTTTCGTGACCATCTGGTACAGGTCGGATTCAAAACTGTCGATGCGCAGCGGATGGTCGAGTTGTGGATGGTGACGATGATGGAGAAGCATGATACCCGCAACCTGTAACACCACATCGTGCCGACAGATACTGTTCAGTGTCGAATCGTTTCGTGGGCAGGTGGAGACGAAATGTTCACGATGCCGCCAAATCCACGTCTACACGTACGGTGGCGGACTTGCGGCGACTGCGGAGATACGGTGCCCGAATTCGTTCAAAGGACGAGACATGGGTGGCTGGTGCGGACAACTCATCGCGAGGATTTCACCCGACGCTACGGGCAGTCTCAGCTACCGCTGTCCACGTTGTAAACAGGTCAAGACGGTACGGGTCACAAGCCCGGTACTAGTCTCAACATAGGAGACACACTATGGCTGCTGTAACAGGCAAATCAGGAATCGCACACTACAAAGGTGTGCCGGTGCTACGTATCAAAGACTGGTCGTGCACCGTCAACACAGACATCCGCGACATCACAACGTTCACAACCGGGACACTGACGTGGCGTTCAATCCTGCCAGGGTTGGCTGGCGCCGACGGCAACTTCTCAGGGTTCTGGGACGCAGCCGGATCGACGGCACAAACCGACGCCATCAACGCAGCACTCGCAGGTTCGACCGGGTCGGTAGTCCTGTATGTCGACAAGGCTGGTGGGGATAATCTGCGTGGCAACATCTACTTCTCCGGCCTGACAGCAGGCTCAGCGGTAGACGGCGACGCCACCGTCGACTTCCCGTTTTCCTTTAATGGCGCTGTCACATATAGCACAGCTACCTAGTGGGTAATGATGACGCGCACATTACAGCTCGGCGGCAAACGTGGCGCTTCGTTGTCTGTCTTGGTCGACGAATCCGACTACGACATCGTGGCTCAGTATTCGTGGTGTCTCGGATCGCATGGATATGCGTGCGGCCGTGTTGACGGTGAAGTGGTACTGATGCATAGGCTCATTCTTGGACTATCTGATCCAGACATCCAGACCGATCACATTAACCGTGACAGGCTTGACAACCGTCGAAGCAATCTGAGGCTTGCCACGCAACAGACCAACAAGCACAACGTACAAGGACGTGGAGCATCACAGTACCGTGGCGTTGGGTGGCACAAGGCAAGCAAGAAGTGGCGTGCACGAGCAGGTACACACTATTTGGGGCTGTTCAGTGACGAATCAGAAGCTGGCCGGGTTGTTGCCACATGGCGTCAAGAACATTGGTCACATGCAATCGAGGTGATTTAGCATGGCTGCACTTTCAGGCAAAGTTGCCCGCATCAAAGCGACAGCGGCGACAGCGTCAGCATCCACCAACAACGCCGCCGCCATGTCCACGGACGGGCAGACGTTGTCGATCACGTCGACAGCGCGACGGCATTGGGCTGCTGCACCGACCGTCGCGATTGGTGGCACAGCAACCACCGACAGCTTTGCAACGAATCTGGTGCAGGGTGTTGTGACGTTCACAACACCGCACTCCACCGCGTCGGTGTATACGTTGGACGTATCAGCACTGACAGCGTCGTATGTTGGTGAAGGACGAAACTGGCAAGTCGCAACCGAGACCGATATGCGTGACCACACCGTCTTCTCCACATCGACATCTGATGTGCAATGGCGCAGCGTGGCACCCGGTCTGCACGGTGCAACAGTATCCATAGACCGGTTTTGGGGGTCTACTACCGGGCCGGCATTCTTCGACCGGATGGTCGCTAACCAGGACACTGTTATTGAACTGTGGACAGACCAGGCGACGAGAAACAAGTTGGAAGGGTACGCATATGTGGACGGTGACGGGTTCACAGTGCCGGTAGACGGCGACGCCGGCGAAGCCGTCACGTTGACCGTCAACGGGCAACTCTATAGAAGCACAGCGTAGGAGGACATCCATGAGTTTACGTGACAAGATCCTGGCAGCAGACGACATCGAAATCGAACATGTTCCTGTCCCGGAATGGGACGTGACTGTCGATGTCAAGTCATTGACAATTGATGAGCAGCAGCGCTTCCTTGATGCTGTCAGGAAGCGCGGTGTTGAGGGTTTCGAGGTGGACCGTAAAAAGTTCGCCATCCAACTGCTCATCCGGACGGTGATTGATCCGGACACAGGCAAACAGGTGTTAGAGCAGGCCGACGCTGAGACGCTCGCGACGAAGTCGTCGAAGCCTGTGATGCGACTGTTCGAAGTGGCTGCGAACCTGGCAGGGTTGGGTGACGACCAGGTCGACAAAACGATCGCTGAGTTAAAAGGGACGGCCTCAGACGATTCGTCCTGAGGCTATCACGGGAGATGGGTATGACCGCTGCGGAGCTCACCAGCCGAATGTCGGGTAAAGAACTTGTCGAACACATCGCCGACATGCAGATAACAGCCGACGAACATGCTCAGGCTGAGGGGACTGTCTGATGGCTATCGAAGTATCGACAATCGTCGCACGTTTAGAGATGAACATTGCGAACTTCGACAAGAACATTCGCAAAGCTGAAAAACGTCTCCGCACACTCGCAGGTGCCACCAAAAAGACTGCCGGACGTATGGAGACACTCGTCGCGTCGCTAAAGAAGGTCGCGGTACTGTTCGGGATCGGATTCGGTGCACGCAAAGCAATATCGTTCGTCTCAGGTCTCGTTAGCAAAGCGTCCGACTTTGTTGAAACGATCAACGCTGTCGAAGTCGCAGTCGGTGACGCATCGACAGAAATCTTTGCGTTCGGTGAAAACGCTGCACAGGCGCTTGGACTGTCACGCACCGCGTTGAACCAGACAGCAGTCATGTTTTCATCGTTCGCACGCCGCATCGACTCAGCCGACGTTGCAGGCGTATTCGAAGAATATGTGACGAGGGCGACAGACTTTGCGTCAGTCATGAACTTGGACATGGACGAAGCACTAGTCAAGTTCCAAGCCGGGCTCGCCGGTGAAGTCAGGCCTTTACGCAGGTTCGGCATCGACATGTCTGAGAACACGGTGAAAGCGTTCGCACTCGCGAATGGTATCGGTGAAGCCGGACGGCAGATGACTGAAAACGAACGCATCCAGGCACGCTACGGGACGTTGATGGAACAGACCGCAGAGTTCGCAGGCGACTTTGCGAACACGTCCGGCGAGTTGGCAAACCAGCAACGCATCCTCACAGCACTATGGGAAAATGCGCAACAAGAACTCGGTACAGAACTTCTCCCAACGATGAAAGACCTCATCGGTGTAGTAATCAGTCTGATACCTACTGTGAAAGCGTTGGGTAATCAGGGCATCGTTGCTGCGAAAAACCTTATCACAATGGTGTCACCGTTCCTGTCAGTGATAAAAGCTGCTCAAGACATGTCCACGACGTTCACTGACGGTGAACAGAAGACGACGCTGCTTGGCACGTCGTTCGGTCTCCTAACCAAAGCGTCGACTGCTATAGGGAACGTCTTGTCACCCGTGATGGTGATGGCTCGGAGAGTAAACAAAGGGTTTGTCGACGCGGCCGGTGCCGTGTCGACGTTGACTAGGCAGCAGCTAGCGATGAAACGTTCCATGAACGCGTCGAAGCAGCCGATACTTGACGTCTTGACAGCGGAGGAACAGTACGCGGAAGAGGCACGCAGCCTCGCAGCCAGCATCGCCATTGTGACACAGAGACAGATGGCGCAGATACGGGTACTTATCGACTCTGCCGCCGAGTTCAACAACTGGCGTCAAATCACTGTCGACGCTACGAAAGAAACTGAGCGAGACATTCGTGATTCGATGTCGTCCATCGTTGACCTGTTCGAGGATGCACCGGAGAAAATCAAGACCAGTGTCGATGAGATGATTGCCAACATTTTGGCACAGAAAAAGATGGCGAAAGCATTCCAGACAGTGATGCGCCAGTTCGCTGCCGGCGGCCTCGACGCGCTCGTCGACGAGTTCGAAAAGGCCGGACCTGCCGCGGTCGACCAGGCCGGTTTGCTTGCTGAAGATATGGGGAAAGCATTCAACCTAGATGTGAATCTGCGTATAGCGTTGGGTGAATCTGTCGACCTGTTAACCAACGACTTTGCGTTACGGCAACGATTCAACGAGCTCGGTTTGACAAACGCTGAGGCGTATCTGCGTGGGTTCGGGAATCCTGTCCCGTTCATCAACCCGCTACCGACCGTCACGTCCAGTGTTGAGCGTGACCTGCTGCGTCCAGGTGTCGGTTCGGGACAGGTACCTGATGTTATTCACGCACCGAGCAGACAGATACGGCCGTCAGGTGCACGGTCGTCAATGTCAATTGGTGAGATGACTGTCAACGTGACCGGCATTTTGGACCCGTCAGATCCTGCATCGGCGAGGCGTGTAGCGGTTGAGTTGCGTGAACAGTTGGATCGTCTGAACGCTGAGGTAGCGTAGATGGGTGCATTGAATGTTGGCCGTGTCGGGTTGGAGGCAGCATCGACTGATAATGTGCAGGCTGTGTCGTGGCGTGCAAACGACGGCCGCCAACAAGTCACCCTGTCGGGCAGGTTTAAAGCCGCAACGGTTGCGAATTCGCAGGCGTTGCGTAACGAGTTGAATGCGCAGACAGGGAAACTTGTTGCGGTGACGTGGGCCAACGACCCGGCAGTCGACGGGTTCTACATTCTCCGCAACGTCCAACTACAGGCCGCAACTAGGGACAGGGCGTTCGACACCGGCATGTTTCCGTTCACCATCCAGCTCGATAGAGTCGGTTCAGAATCCGAAACGGAGATCCAGTCGCTGCTCACCGGCACCGTCTTGACCAATTTCCACGGTCTGATAGCTGCCGAAACGAAGCCGTTCCATTCGGCACCGGTCGGGCATTTAGCATACAACTCTGGGACAGGGGCACCGACGAAACGCACCAGGACAGGTGACGAGGGTGACGTTGTCTGGTACGACGGGATTTTGAATACGGTAGATCCGACGTGGTCTGTCGCCGCGGCAGCGTTCTATACCGGATCTGTCAGGGTCAAAATGTCTAGCCTGCTACGGTCGGGTACGGATGCACCGAACGACCCTGACGATTGGGAACTATCAAACACGTTGGTGAAAGTCACACCCGACACTACCGCTGGTGTATCGAACGGCAGGCTGAACATGTCGTGGTATGACGGGACACAGTGGGACACTGCGGTACCGTTCAAAATCGTGTACGACGCTGGTGTCGGCAACAACGTGATACCGCAATGGCATTACGTGTCGATCATTCGCAACGACCCCGAAACGTGCATTGTCAGGCTGATACGTGACGGCATCGCCGCACCCGGCGCATCACCCCACCGCCACATTCTCGACATCAGTCTCCGTCGCGGTTCACTGTTCGTGTCGTTCTATTACACGTGGACAGGGATCACAGTCAACTACGACCTGATACGTGACAGCGCAGACGCTGCGTCAGCGTTCACACCCACAGGTGCAACGTCATCACCGGGTGTGTTGGATGATGTCGCAACAGGTGGCAACAAGTGGCTGATGGTGACGTCGAAAACGAACACGGCACAGACCGTCGCAGGCGGCCTGAGGGTTAGCGGACCGAAATACGATTTCATGATCGGAGCCGAAATCGGTGCCGCAGGTACAGGAGACACTGCAGCCGATCAGGCATTGCAGTACTTCGGCTGGATCTCTGAACGCGACCGCGCCGTACGACGATGAGGCGGTGATTGCAATCATAGCTGAACGTCTGATGGCCCCCGGCTCGTACACGGTACCGTTACGCATCGACGCGCCCTATTCGATATGGGACACGGTGAAAACCGTCGCAGAAGCTGGCGGCGGCCATATCGTTATCACACCGCAACGACTCGACCCGCGCCTGGTCGGTGATACGTCGATGCTGGCCGCCGCCAGATATGCAGGCCCGGTCCTGTCGAAAACGTTCACCGACGGTGCATTCAGGGTCGGCGGTGCAGGGATGGGCTGGTGGCTCGGCGACGACACTGCAGGCCCTGTCTATGAGACCGCTGTCACATTGACAGGCGCTAACCTGTCGACAGCATTAACGGCACTGCTGCCGGCAGCAGTCACATTGGGGACAGTCACGGCTACGGGGAATCTGTTCACCGGCACCTTCCACTACGAGACACCACGCGACGCAATCGCGACGTTGATGGCAACAACAGAAGCCGAATACCGGATCAACCCTGACGGCACGATGGACGCTGCCGTGAACCAAGACCTGTTCACTATCGTCACACCGACTGTTGTGGTGACAAGGTTCGGTTCGGGGTCAGACCCGAACTTTGCCGGTGTGCCAGTCGCGACGTTGAAATCTGTCGACGATGCATACAGCTACGCGACGAGGGCGCTGCTTGTCACTGTCGCAGCGGACGGTTCAGCGTCAACAGACGCATCCGCGAATCAGGCACCTGTAGCGACAGGGAAAGACATCAACGGCAACACGATCGTCCGCACATTGGTGTACAATTCGGGGCCTGGAGGCGCGTCGACACCTGGCCTGTATCTCGCATCCGAACTGGGTGAACATCTGTTGACGACAGAGTCGACGTTGACGACAGGCTTCTGGGAACTTGCCGGCGGCGGCTGGAACGTCGGCGACGCATTCTGGGTGTATGACGACCCTGCGTTCGTCGACACCGCGAACCAAGTACAGTTCCGTGGCGACGTTATCCATCCGAGAAAGATGCGTCTCATCGGTGCATCGTGGCCTCTGGTCGATGGGATGGGTGTCGCGTTCCGCGACGACGCTGGTGTGTATACCGATTTGACGGATTGGATACGTTGGGAGGCGCAGGACCAGACGGCAGGTTTCGGTACTACAGGCACCGACATTGCCGGCGGCGTTGGCGGTGGTGGAGGTTCGACGGTTCAGGGTGCGTCGACGTTGACGGTGCGGTCGATGGTTGCGAGGGCGGCAGGATGCTGACCGTCGTCCCTAATCTTGACAGTCAACCCGGCAGGTGGCGTAGCATGGTTCAACACCTCGCCGGGTTCGGCATCGTGCCTGTACGGTTCCGAGCCGAACCGGCAACCGGGCGCAGCGAATGGTACGGTGCTGATCTTTGGGATGTGGCGAAATGTCAAGCCGTTACTAGGACGTACCGTAGGTTGATGCGGCACCTCCAAACCGTCAACGCGGACAGGTTCATGATCGTTCAAGACGACATACGGTTCACCCAACCACCCCACCCCACAACTGGTGTGCATCTGTGTGGCGGCTACCGGCTGCACACGTACCGGCACGACGGCCAGCATCTTGTACAAACCGCTGAGTCGTTTATTGTCGACCCGACCGTTTCGGATCATGTCTGTCCGAAAGCGTTCACTGTCACGGCAGGCATGCTGCCGCTCCTTGAAGACGCCTGGACAGATGAGACACGGCAGGCATGTGAAACATGGACACCGCTTCTAATCGAAGCCACATTCGATGAGGTGCCGATAGCTGATGACACGATTCACTAACCGCAACCCCGCCATTAGACGCACGTTGCCGCCGTCTGACCCGCCACACAATGTAGGGATCGGACATGTCGACACGAACGCGATTCACGACAACGTAGCTGGCGAGATTGACGCTATCGCGGTGAAGGCTGCGGCGGTGGCTGCCGATTTGGTGTTGATTGAGGATTCTGCGGCTGCGTTGGTGAAGAAGAAGGTGTTGCGGTCGGGGTTGTTCCCGTTTAAAGATTCACCTGTCGGTGCGACAGCGTTGGGTATTTCGGCGGGTGCCGTGAACACGGCAACGACAGTCACAGCAGTCGGCTATCTGGCGTTGTCTGCAAACACGACAGGTTCGGCGACTGCAGCTTTCGGATATCAAACAATGAAGGCAAACACGACAGGTAGTGAAAACAGTGCCTTCGGATATTTAGCATTGTGGACAAACACGACAGGTAGTGAAAACAGTGCCTTCGGATATTCGGCATTGCGGACAAACATAACGGGTACCAGAAATTGTGCCTTCGGGTGGGCAGCCCTTCTGTCAGTCACAGCGTCGGCAAATGATGCTTACGGATATTCGACATTGCGGTCGCTAACGACAGGTGTCAGCAACAGTGCTTTCGGATATTCGGCATTGTATTCACCTGGTGGTGTAGTGGCGAACGCCACCACAACAGGCGCACGCCAGGTGGCCCTTGGTAGGGAAACGGGCCAGGCATCGGCTACGCAACGCAACGACATTGTAGCAATCGGATACCGTGCCCTCATCGATGCTAACGACACGGTAGCTGTCGGCTCCGGCGCACAAGCCTTACACGCCAACGCAGTAGCTCTTGGTAAAGGCATTGTTACCACCGCTATCGCGCAAGTCGCTATCGGAGCCACCCATATCGAAATGTCTGAACAGACAGCACCAGGAGTCGGTGCAGCCAACACAGGCCGACTCTACCTGGTAGATAACGGTGCAGGTAAAACCCAACTGATGATCCAATTCAACACTGGCGCAGCCATCCAGCTCGCCATCCAAGTCTAAGAGGCTCTCAATGGCGACAATCAAACTCACAATCCCAACCCAACACGTCCAACGAGTCGTCCACGCCCTGTCAGCATCAGCAGGGTTACCGGACACTGCGGCGAACGCGAAAAAGGCACTGGTCGGTCACATCAAAGCAACCGTCCGCAACGTCGAACATTCCGAGAAGGAACAGGCAGCGCTCGACAACATCGCAGAACCTGACGTTGAAGGGATCGTATCGTGACACTCGAAACACTCATCTTCCTCCGCACACTGCTCGGCAATCAGCAACTATCGGTAGGTGCACCCGACTTCACAGAAAGTGTGAAAGCTGTCACCGAAGCTATGGCTCAACTCGACGCGGCGATAAGTGAGGCTCAAAGCTGATGACGTACCCGACGTCGATGATGGGCTGGCTACAAGCAGCAGCCGTCATGACAGTCCTGTTGACGGCGTGGACAGGGTTCGGCCTATCACTGCTACGCCGTTACATCAACGGCACCATCTCAGACGTGGTACGCACCTCCATCGACACAGCGATGCAACCCGTCCAACTCCAACTCACGACCATGAACGGTGAATTGTCGAGGGTGCGTGTCATCGAGGAGAAGATCAACAATGGCTTGGAAAAACGTCAGGAACGTATCGAAGTGAAGATGGACACGTTGATCGACCATTTCATGTGGGACGGCGGCGAACGGCGCACACAGTGAGGTCGGGTGTAGCAGCCTGGGGTGACCAGACAGTATGGGACGTCGGACTGTCAGCGAATTGGCCCGACATCACACTCCCCATCATCCAAGACGACATCGACCACATGTACGACTCGGGCACCATCCCGTTCCTACACGCTATGTTCAAACCGGCCACCTCTGCGCCGTACCCGATCGTTGAACACATCCGCCGTGGCGACTACGACTGGGCGATCGAAACGTGGCTTACACAGGTCCTCCAATATGTCGGTACGGGTAGGAAGTGTGTCATCGTTCCGTACCCGGAGATGAACGGACCATGGGTTGCTTACGGACCGGATCGCAACAACTTCCGTGCCAAATCGTCCATCGACATCTACCGCAACTTCGTCGAGAAGGGCAAGGCGATGGGGCTCCGGTCGGACGAGGTGTTGTGGTGTTGGGCACCCAACGACGTCGGCTGGGGCAAGACGTCAGACTATTGGCCCGGCAACGATGTGGTCGATATCGTCGGCGGCTCCGCATACAACTGGGGCGGCCTGACGCCCGGTGAACCGTGGGAGACACCCGCCCAAGTCATCGACCCGTACGTCACAATGATCCGCCGCCTGACCGACAAGCCGATCATCGTCACACAGACCGGAGCGGGTGAAGGCGATACACGCACACCGCAATGGTTAGATGACCTCACCGCCTACACACAGACTGGTATCATCGACGGATTCATATGGTTCTCCATATCGGAGTTCACCTATCAGCCGGGCCCGGCAGATTTCAACAGTCGGGTCGCAGGGCTCGACAGTAGCAGACCGGACGAATGGTTCCAGGAGGCGACGATGCCGTACCCCGACAGGTTCCCCACCGCGACGTGGGTCGGGTCGAAGATGCCGGGCAAACCGTGGCGTGGCGTCACGCAGCCTGTCGTCGTGTTGCACACGTTGGAGTTCAATGGCTGGCCCGACCCTCAAAGGTGGGACTCGCCGTCGCACCTTGTCGCCAACCCGAACACCGGCGAACTACGACAGTACCTTCCAATGGATCGGGCAGCCTACTCCGTCCGTGACAACGCTCTCGAGGATGACAAACCGACATGGCAGGTCGAAATGTGGGGCAAAGCCGCGAACGTCCCCAACTACTCAGACGACTGGTACCGCGGCGTCGCCGAGCTCGTCAACCTGTTCAACGAGCACTACCAGATACCGGTCACCTTTGCAGATTTCACCAACGTCCAGTACGGCAAGTATGCACCGGCGAGGATGACCGACGCTGAGGTTCGTGCGTTCACCGGGTTCCTCGGTCACGCGCATATGGGGCGCGGCACCGATTCACACTGGGACCCAGGCAAGCTCGACGTGACGAGGGTGTTGCAGTTCGCAGGCGGCGTACACGAACCGCCACCGGGAGGATATCAAATGAGGACAGTCCAATACGGCGACGGCACCAAAACGAAACGTGACGCTACAGTAGCTGCGGCGCAACGTGCCATGACGATCAAAGGCTACCGCGACGACAACACCATCGACGACCTGTGTGGCGCTGACGGCATCTTCCGATCAGGCACCAGGCTACAGACGGAACGGTTCCAGACAGCGACAGGTATCCCCGTGACCGGAATCGTCGACGATGAGACATGGACCGAAATAGACAAGGAGCAACCATGACGCCACTATTGAAAGACATCCTCGAACGTGCAGCCTGGACCTTCCTGCAAGGCTTCGCGACAGTGATCCTCGCAGCCGGAGTCATCGACATTTCAATTCTGCAAGCCGCAGGGCTCGCGGGCGGGATGGCTGTCCTATCGCTCATCAAATCGTTGGCAGCATCCAAGATAGGGGCATCCACGGCGCAAGGCGGCGTCAACACGTACGAGTATTAGAACCGTGGGGTCGTTTCTGGCGGGTGGCTTCGCCCTTCCCCCTTACCGGTCACCTGCCGGGACGACCCCACAACACCACATCACGGTCCGGCCGATGCTGGCAGTAGAAATGGTTTAGCGGGACACCAAACTCGGCTTCGATCAGGTACGATTCGTGACACACACTACCAGGCGCTAGGAACCCGTTATAGGCATCGTCAGCCAAGAGTAGTAGCCGTAGCCGCAACGCTAGTTTGCGTGCCGTGACGTCTATCTCATCCACCGCACACCGACAATCTGGTGGAACCAGTGACGCATATTCAGCCACACACCGTACCTGACGTGTAGACGGCGCTGTGTGCCACGTTTCATCATCGTCTCCTATCTGAAAGCCGTCTACGTCCCTGTGCCAGCCGGTTCGACACGTCCAACGCCTTCACCGCATCAACACGCCCAGCCTCAGCTATCTGTCGTCGCCGGATCTCACACTCGATACGTGACTGTGCCGCTGCGGTCTCGTCGCGATGCTGCATCCGTTCCTCGTTGTACGCCGAATCAATCGTCGCAGCTACGACGATGGTGGAAGCAACAACAGCCAACACCCATGCGGCTATCGGCACCCAACCCGTCGTCGCAGACCCGATGAACCATCCGACGATGAATACTGTCAGCGCGGTAGGGATGACACGGTTCCACGGAGTACGAAATAGGTCACTCATCGTCATCTGCCTCCTTCATTAAGTCGCTAGCCATCCGCTGAGCCTGTGACAGCAGCAAACGTCCGTCCAAATCTGGTGACCGTCGACGGTCAGATTCATTCACAAGGTTTTGAGCCCTGAGGATCTTCTCTGCCCGCGTCATCGCATTCCACTCACTTTGCAGCGGCCAGTCATACGGCTCATGCATCGTCAACCTCAGTGTTAAGAGCGGCAGTAACGATCCGCCACGTTTCCTCGAAGTCGCTGAGCCTCAGAACGGAGACACCGTTCACTTTCTTGGGCGCAAGTTTCTCGGCGTACGGGCCTATCCCCGACTTTGCCCAATTGATGTAGTTGCGCTCCTTCATTGCCGCCTCAATGTCGAGGTTGTCGATGAACTCGTCACGAGTCATCAACGTACCGTTCCCGTACGCCTCAACGACAGAGCAGACTCGCTCAACATCTAGGTTGGTCCAGTCTCGTACCTCGATGGTTGGTGCAAGCTCAACGTCGTTTCGTGTTACCAAGTCAGTCACCATTCACCTCCACAGGCCACACCTGGACGAACCCGACGCTGCACAGACATTGATCAGGGAATGGTTGGATGGGTCCACTGTGGTTTACTATCCCTGTTCCGTGACAAACCGGGCATTCTTCGTACAGCGTCTTACCTGTAAGTGCGGCATCTACAATTGTTGCCATGTTTGCGATGTCGTCTGGCGTGACAGGTGTGCCGTCGCCGTTCAGCCCGTAAAACCCGTAGGCTATGACGGCTGCTTCGTAGTCAGGAAACGTCATCGTCGACCTCCACAGGCCACACCTTGACCATGTATTCATCGAACGGTTCACCAGACATGTCACGCAGTTCAATCAGGCTGTCTGGTGCTTCACCCTTCACAATTGCATCATGAACAGGCTTCCACTTCTCATAGTCGTAGGTGCCTTCACGATGTACGTACAGTGTCTCACTCAACAACTCACCAAACCCATACTCGTCAAGCACGTCGATGACACGGTGATACCAACAACGAACATCAACGATGCCACGGGCAGCCCAAGCCTCATCGCAGGTGCATCCGAAACCGAGTTTGTCGTGCCAGTCTTGATGCTCAGGACGATAAACAGTCATTGTCGTGTCTCGTCGTGGAGCTGCCCAAACACCGTATCAAGCCGTTGACGTTCCCACTCTGAACGCTCCGACTTGGCAGCGTCGTCGATGCGTTCCTGTGACGCGAGAGCAACCATCGGACCCGGCTGTCTGGCACCAACAACGGGACTGTCAACAGCGACGTGGCAAGCCTCACGGTACGCTGCGACAGCTTGCTCATTGTCGGTGAACATCTCATGCAGATACGGGTCGCCCTCAGCCATCGACTTGACGTCACCAATCTGATGCTTCCAGCCGCGTAGTTCCCAACCGATGTCGGAGCTTTTCAGGGTGACGGTGGCGGTGGCACCGTTCACTGTCTGTGTCATCTTGGATTGTTGTCTCATCGTTCCTCCTTCTCCGACATCGTTTCGATAATCGAATCAACCACGACATCGACGATCTGGTAGACGTACAGCTTCGGATCACTGTTGTCGTCAGTTAACACATTTCTCATATCGGCAGGGTTTGGGAAGGGTATAGGGGCTGCGTCAACAGCAGCCAGCAGCGCACGTATCGCCTTCGCCCGTACCGTCTGTGACGGCCCGTACTTCCTCGTCATTGTTCCTCCTTCGGATAGTGCAAACCACATGTGACGTTGCCACACACCGGCAACGACTGATGGATACGGTCAATCACCTCGGCCGGTGTCAACAGTTCACCGAACCGCATCGTCACATACGTCTCCCACGATATCGGGGCGGAAGCGTCGGCTGGCAACGAATCATATGCGGCGTCCCTGGCGGTCTTGTGTTGCTCATCAATCGTCGCGGCTATCAACTGTGAACCGTTCGGTGCGAACCGTTGCCCCTTCTCATAGAGCCGCATCAGTCCGGCCCACACGTCTGAAACGTCGTACTGTTGGATGTCGTAGAAGTATGCGACGGCGTTCTCGGCGTGCCACGGATCGTTCGGGAACCTTGCCGACACCCACCGGACCAGTTCTTCCCATTCGGTTGAGGTGACAGTCACTCGTCGTCTCCCAACACGACACCCATCTCGTCAGTTCCGTCTAGTCCAAACTCTGCAAGTACCGCGTCAGGGTTCGGATGTTCACGGCGGGAAATTATCGACACCAAACCCTCGTCGGACTTATCGTCTGTGTGTTCGAATGTTGCGTCGGCAGATTTCTGAATGCGTGTCGGTTCGTCATACTTCTCGAACCATTCACGCTCAGTCATCACCTCCACAATCTCACCGTCAACATAGGTGAGTAGCGGATGGGCCCGCATTCCATCCAACTCAGTCTCGACGATGAACGTGACAAGTCGACGTACAGTCTCGTCATCCCAGCGGCGTTCACCAAACTTCTGATAAGCAGCATCAAGAGTTTCATCGCTGATATTCATCGGAGCTCCTTCATGGCTGCGGCAGTCTCAGCCCGAGCCACATCATTCCGTGACAACGATGTCCGTGGCGTGTCCAGATCGGCCCAGTTCGTTGCGATAGCGTTCGGTGTCATCGTCGCACCAGACATGTTCACCCGGTATACCAACGCCCTTCGAGCCACATCAGCCGGATCGGCGTCGATGTCGCAGAGTTGTTGTGCGGCTTTCTCGATTCGGCCCCACTGCGGTTTCGTGACTTCGGCGGCGTGCCAGTCCATGGCTGCGACGAGTGCGTTCTTCATCAATGTGCGGTAGTTGCGTGTTTCTGCGACGACGGTTATCTGGTTGTTGTTATCTGGTTGTTTGTCTTGGTTATCTATAGGGTCAAGTTTCTTTACCAGTTGGTGTGAACTTTCTTTACCAGTGTGGTCAAGGTTCTTTACCGGTGAAGTTTCTTTACCAGTTGTGAAAGGGAGACGCTGCACCTCGCCATGAACGTAATACTGATGCGCCTGGCTGCTACGGACGACAGTGATCCAACCATTCAATTCGAGGTTGGTGAGAGCCTTCTTCGCTGTTGGTCTTGTCATCGGCAACACTGAAGCGATGTATCGGTGACCTGGCCACGCATGGCCGTCTGTCTCAGCGAGCTTCATCAGTAGTGCATAGACACGGTACGCGGCGTTTGTGACTCCCATGTCAAGAGTGCAGTCGTGAGGTATCTGAGCGAACGGTATCCCAGTAGCGATGATACGTGAAGTTTCGGAACGTGCCGGCATCTGGTAGACTCCTATCGTCGATGATGATGGTCGGCATAGTAGCAGGAAGCCGCCACGGTTCAAAGCTGTGGCGGCTTCCAGTTCACCTCCTATTTCTTGGCGTCTTGGAACCAGGCGTCACGCACCGCATCCAACAAGACACCTATCGGCTGATCCGTACCCAAACCCTTGTCGACACAAAACTCTTCGACCGCCTTGTGCAACCTCGGCAAAGCCACGTTCCTCTTGGTAGGTTTCTTATCCGTCATCGTTCCTCCTTCCATCATCGTTACTCATAAAAGACGTCCCTGATAGTGCTCATAGGCATCGGAAACAGCTCCGGAACCAGGAAACAGATCAACGAAATCGTCACCTTCCTTCCACCCGATCAAGTCAAGCATCCACCAGACAAACTTCGTTGGCTTTGCCCCGATGAACCCTCGACGAAGCGTGATAGGAACAGAGACGTAATCCCGAACCGTCACCCGATCGTTATCTGTAGTGCGCGCAGACCGGAAGAGCACTGGTTCCCACGCATACGCCGGATCGACATTCTTCTTGAATGAGGCAAACGGTTTCACCCAAGCTGCGATGCGCACACCATCAGCGCAAAGCGGCAACACCATAGCCAAAGTTGTCGACGCAGTAGAAAGCGCCCACCCATCATATTCCTCTAAGTGAGCTAGTAGGGCTACGTGGTTGACACCGTAATTGCGTCCGTCGTCATAGAATTGTTCCATCCCAGGATATGGTGGATCAGCGTATGCGAACCTCATCGTCGATCTTCCCACTGCCGTTCGAGTACGGCCCTCAAAATCTGCTCATTCTCAAACCGTCGAGCGTTCGGGATGATGCCGCCGTCCAGCCACAGATGATGTATTTCGGCACACAACATCGCCACATTCTCCAACACGTCCCGGTACCGTGATCCGCCCAACTGTTTGCCCAACAGGTGCGCCATCTCCAACCGTGGACGAGGTGTCATACAACCCGGGAACTCGCAAAATCCACCAGCCCGTTCTATCGCAGCATCTCTCAATTCAGACAGGTTGCTCATCGGTCTTCGTCTTTGAACATTGACGGATCACACCAACGGCACCAAGCCGTCCACTCAAGTTCTGTCCGGTTCCAGTTCGGGTGCTCATCAACACGGATGTCCTGTCCCCTCCTGAACTTGCCGCAAACATCACACTTCATTGAGGGGTGTTTCAGATCAGTCATTGTTTCGTCTCCCACCTGCGGCGACACAAGCCACAAATATCGGAACCTTCCGGGTCGACTTGGTCAAGGCATTTGACAGCAACCTTATGTGCCGATGAATTACCTTCTTCATCGCGGACAATGAGCCAACGTTTAGCCTGTGTCAACGATGGACAATTGGCATACAGGTGGTCACAGTTGACACCGATGAACGCTTCATGACTACTCATCGGCTGTCAATTCCGGCACATGTTTTACCGTTCCACCATTGGCTACCTTCTTCTGCTTGCATGTATGAGATGTGGTGCGGATAGACGTTGCCGTGTTCACATTTCTCGGAAGGGATAAGGACAGCGTCTTCGATGAGGCTACGTATCGGGTCGGGCATTCCATCGAAGTCAGTTGATAGGTCAAGCGCCGCGGCTTGATCGTAGTCAATCCAATACAAGGTCGTATTGCTTCTGTTCATCAGTCGTCGAGCTCCTTGTCGAGCTCCTTGTCGAGCTGCTTGTCGAGGAAATAGGAGTCCTGAGACCACAGATGCAACCCCAACCCGATACGCATAGCGCACCGTTTCACACCATCCGACACGGCATCCTTCAACCTCGCGCCCTCAGTGTTCCAATTATCTGGCTGTTCAACATCGCCGATCTCTTGCACCGTCACAGTCTTACCGTCGATGGTGAATGTGCATTCGAGGACACACCCTTCGATGCTGCTGTCACCCTTGACAATCTCGACGATGCGCATATCGAACGGTCCGACAATTGATAGGAGACGTTCGGTGACAGTCGAATGCGGCACATACGAACCGAACTTTCCTTTCGGCGGTGCTTTGACGAGATGCGGCGGGAAAGGTCTCGATAGTTCATGTAGCTGTCTCATTCGTTCCTCCTAAAACAGTGCCTCAGTCTCACCGGGCTCCGCGACAAGGACGTACATGTCCTGCCGATTCGTATGAAAATGCTGGTCACATTTCACCGTGTCAATCAGGTAACCTTCACGACGGAGATCCCACACGCGGGCTGCAACACGTGGCATCCGGAGTGTGAGGAACACTGTTGAACAGACACCGTCGTGGTTGATACGTGAGGCTTGTAGCAGGTTGAGTATGCGGTCTTTCTGACTCATTCGTTCCTCCAACTTGTAGTTTAGTGTCAGGGTGTGACACGTCCAAGTTCGGTTTGCGCAGCGACAAATACGCCAACCCACAACACGGTGAGCAGGACGATGAGTAGCACGGTGGCTTTCACATCATCCATCCCACTCACCCACATTCCCCTGTACCGGATAGGTACGGATCACTCGCGCTTTCTTCGAGACTGTGACTTCCAAGATTGCGGCATCGTCGATGTCTTGATCTTTCGTCCGTGCAACGATGCGTAGCACAGCACGTCCATTGAGCGTTGCCAGTCGTTCTACAACAATGATTGATTCTGCACCTTCCGGATACCACACCATCCCAAACTGTGTGCAGAATGCTATCGGACGGTCACTCATCATCGGTCTCCTTGACTCTGCCGTCTGCATAGGCATAGGCAATTGCAACGAACACCTTGTGGCGCGGCGTCATCGGCTGATCTTTCAGACCGAACAGTTCATGACCGGCAAGGGCACGTTTAGCGATCTCCTGTGTGGGAAGCCAATTCTCTAAGTCACGCATCCGCTTCGGAACATCTGCATATGGATGAAACACCGAGTCATAGTTATCCATGGTCTGTCTCTTTCGTGAACACGTCACCATCGGCGAGGTCTTGTAGGAACTTGGGTGCCCTGTCTCGTGGCGTCTCCGACAGTCGCGGATACTCATCGTCATACCATTCATAAAACGTGTCACGGACAGCCTGAGACATCCACGAACGTTTCATATAGTCCGGGTTCACCACATCACCCAGCGGCACATAGTCCTGACGTATAGCATCCGAAGCGTATTCGAGAGCTCCAAGTTTGTCGATGCAACGTTCTTTGCGACCGAGCCGGTACCGGACGATCACGTCGCCGACTGCTGCTGCGCCACCGTCACCCAACAACTCGGCCAGCTTCATGGCGGCCGCGTCCTTCACCTGTTTGGCGGCGGCGGATTGACGCTGCGCAGCCCGCCACACAGTAATGGCTTCCGTCATGTCGGTGATGTCTGCGATGCCGATGTCGTCCGGTGTCAACTCTTCACCTTCCACATGGATACGTTCAGCGATGTCGAGTGCAGCGCGAACAGTCTGGTGCTCGTGGTTCATTCGATGTCCCGTTCTTCGTTCCAGCTCATCAGCTCGTATGCGGCATGATGCAGCATCGTCACAGTATCGGAGATTGCCTGTGTCGACAGTCTGTCGAGGTGGATGGTGATGTCACCTGCTGTCGCAGCGACACTGATACGCAGCACCGGTGTCGAATCCAGTTCAGCGGTGACGTGTAGGTGGTGGCAGCTGTCAGGTATCAGAGCGACAGTCGTGTACGCCCGTTTGTCTTCGGTGGTCATTGTTCGTTCCTCCTTGTGTAATCTCATCTTACCACACTGTGCGGTCAGGTGCGTTCCTTAATCCACGTCTCAATCGTCGACCTGCGCCACACCTTCACCCGTCCGGCACCGACAGTGGCGTCATGCGCAGGTAGTTTGCCGCGTAGGTGCATCACAGCAACAGTGTCTCGTGTGGCTCCGATACGTTCAGCGATCTCGGCTATCCCCATCACATCCAACGTCACGTCGTCACCATCCCATGCTCGAGTATTCGTTGAGCTGCGAGCCGTAACGCCAGGTCGTGTGAATGGCCGCCAGCATCAACCCGTAAGGTGCCGTATGGGCATGTGCACGTCGTGGCATCCGGTGTGACTTCCACTTGCCACAGGCCGCTGTCACCCTCCACAGTGCCGGTGACGGATGTGATGATGCCGTCGGTGTGTGTCATGTCGATAATGGTGACGTGTCCGGCTGTGACATATCTGACAGCTTTCACATCGACATCGCCGAGACGTTTCACGCTGCACACTCGGTGTCGAGTGTCGTCATGTCGGGTTCGATGCGCCAACCACCAAAGTCGTTGACAATCATCACCACCACAGTCAGGTCACAGTTGTGGCAGGCGAGTGTCGCGGAGTCGTCGCGGTTGAACGCTTCTATGCGGAAGTCGTGGCCGTTGTCAGTGAACCGTTCCTCCAATCCGACTAGCAGATCAGTCAACGTCAACATCAGATACCTCCGATGTCATATCCACATAGTGTCGCCTTTCCAATGGACGGGTAATACAGATGCATTACACCTCCACGCCGGATTTGAATAAGCGCAGTTAATCGTGGCTGTCTGCGTCCCTGTGGAAAACAGAATTTGCAAGGAGCGTTGGTGACGATGCGGCCTTGTGCGATTGCAGCAATAAGGCTGTCCTTCATCGTTCCTCCTTCTTGTCGGCTTCGAGCATATCCACCCGGGCATCAAGCAGGTTGATCGTCGCAGTCTGCTGGTCGACTTGGCCTATGATCTTCTCGATGCCGGTGATGAGCCGTCCAACGTGGTCTGTGAGAATATCGACTGCTTCTGTCAGCGTCTCTTCGTTCATCGTTCCTCCTTCGGATGCGGGTCAGTCGTTGGTGTGAATGTGTTCAGATGTTGCGTCTCCGTGTTCTACCCTGTCGAAGTCGGGATGTGTGCATCGTGTCCTAGCTTCGTAGCTGTAGGAGCGGCAGCCGCATTGGACACATTCGACGAGTTCGTCTCCGTAGAACCAGTCGTGTGACGGGTCTGTGTTGGCGGTGAGTTTGCGGCGGTTAGTTTGCATCGTTCCTCCTTGCTGTAATATCATCTTACACCTGTGTGGCTGGTAGTGCAAGTTGACATGTCTACTGGTTGGTATGTCGACACACATCATGTACCATCGTGGCATGTCCGGTGTGTGGGGGTGGAGATGCGGGTTCGTTCCTCCGCTCCACCCCCACAACCGGTCGACGAGACGGAGGAACACGTGGCGACATACACCGACGAGCAGAAACGTGAAGCAGTCGACCTGTATCTAGAATACGGCGCAGCCGAAGCAGCGACACGCACAAGCATTCCACGACGCACCATCTCATCATGGATCACTAAACGAGGACTTGCCCAGGCAAAGGGTCAACAAACAGAAGCAGCCCGTCAACAGCTCGCAGCCAAAAACGCTGAACGTCGTGAACGCATCCGTACCACGATCTTGGAAAAAGCTGAGGACATACTCGACCGTATGGATCAGCCGCACGTCGACTACCGTGCCGCCGGGAAAGAACTTCACCAGGTCGAGTGGGATACGGCAAGGTCCGGTGATGTGAAAAACTATGCCGTGTCGTTCGCCATCCTCATCGACAAGTATCGTTTGGAGATGGGTGAACACACGTCCAAGATTTCTGTTGCTGATGCCGAGTCTGTGTTGGACGCCGAGATTATGCGCCTGTCTGAACAGCACGCCGCGCGGCAATGAGACCCGCGTATCAAGAGAACACATCAACAACAGACGGCGACTGTGCCCGTGCATGTATAGCTTCACTATGTGAAGTGTCCTTGTCTGATATCCCCGAGATGGATTGGGTAGCTGCCGACAATGATGATTGGTCAGCACATTGGGAACCGGTAGAGATGTGGCTAAAGACACGCGGCCTCCGGCTTGTGTTTTGGAACCAATGGGGAGATGGCTGGGATACGAGCAAATATCCGATCGGCTATGCACTTGCATCCTCACGGTCTCCAAGATGGTCACACGGACACGCCTATGTGGTACATGATGGCGAGTTGGTTCACGATCCTTGGACAGGTTCTACTAGTGCGGTTCCTGTTGATGCATATGACAGACGGTGGGTTGAGGGGTATGTAACGGTTGAACATATTGAGCATCCCGATGAGATGTTGCTGAGACAGTTTGATGACTTCGACTCTTGAACGGTTGCAGGCGAAGAAGGCGATGCTTTCCAAGCTTCGTAGCGTCGATGCTGAACGCTGGTGGAACAACCCCATACAGTTCGTTGACGACGTTGTCTCGTTCCCGGATTTGGACGACGGCACACCCGGCGGCCTATCCACATATCAGGCCGACGAACTGGATCAGCTTGCTGAACATCACCGCGTAGCCGTTAGGGGCCCGCGTGGTTCGGGTAAGACGATGCCGGCAGCGTTGGCGTTCTGGTGGTTTGCCTGCACCCGGGAACTGGCCGGGGCTGATTGGAAGATTCCAACCACCGCAGGTTCGTGGCATCAAATCTCTGTGTATCTGTGGCCCGAGATACGGAAATGGCGGAACCTGATTGATTGGGACAGAGTCGGACTTGACAAGCCGCGTCTCGGTGTCGAGTTCTTGACACACCAGATGAAGTGGGGTCACGGTGAAGCGTTCGGGCGTGCAGCAACCGACCCTGATTTGATTGAGGGTGCGCATGCTTCAAACATGCTTGTCATCATTGATGAAGGCAAATCGGTTGCGGACGGTATCTGGAACGCAATCGAAGGCTTCTTCAGTAATCCTGGCGAACATTACGTCATGGCGTTGTCGACACCGGGTGCAGCGTCGGGACGGTTCCACGACATTCATATGCGGATGCCTGGGCTCGAGGACTGGTGGCCGATCAAGGTCACTATCGAAGAAGCCGTCGATGCCGGCCGTGTGACACAGACGTGGGTGGATCAGATGCGACTGTTGTGGGGTGAAGATTCGGTCATGTATCGTTGCCACGTCCTCGCCGAGTTCGCCGGTGAAGAAGACGGCGTTATTCCGATGGCGTGGGTCGAAGCCGCTATTGAACGTGGCAGACAGACCGATATGGAGTCGTGTCGGCCGTATCGGATAGGTGTCGACGTTGCAGACACAGGAACCGACCAAACCGTCTTCGCCTACATTGACCACAACGTTGTGTACAGGTTGGAGAAGATTACTCACGGCGACGTTGTCGATCATGCAGACAAACTCGCCACCCGTGTTGTGACGGGTACGAAAGTGGTGATTGATTCGATTGGGATAGGTGCCGGCACATTAGCGGCGGCGAAGAAACTTGGATTGGACACGTTCGGGTTTGTAGCATCAGCCGGTACGAAACGGAAAGATCGGACTGGCACGTTCGGGTTTTTCAACCTCAGGGCTGCGGCGTGGTGGGGTATGCGTGAACTACTC